AGGGAATAATCAGAAGGGCTGGTCGATGTTGGTTTGGATTTAACTCGACGTGCTTGAGTGCCGTGAGATACTGCAGACTTGTGTTCTCCGCTTTACTGCCCCTTGCGAATCGCAATGGATCAAAACTCACCAGCAATCTTCCCGCTTGGAATTGCATTGAATTTGGCGCAATTCTGATGACCACATTGAAGCGAGAATAGGCGAAGTTCCTAAGCTTTGCGTTGATAGCCGGATTGCTGAACACGAGATCAGGCAGATCGTAGTTTGCTAGAACCGTTTCAGGTGGCAATAGTTGGGACCATTCAATGTTCTCAATTGGCACTGGTCTACTCAAGATCCGTTCAATAGAATGTTGATGATCATCATGAGCAAACGCTGTCCAAGCTTTTGTATGAGACATCCCTGGGTCAATTCCAACAATTGGGGTCACCTGATCGATGAAGTTTGTCACTTCCACTCTCATGTCGTTCGATTCGTTTGGAACTTCCGGCATGTCCGCCATGCCTGCTGCTGTATCAGTGTCTGTCTCCGATCGTTTGGCAGCCTCCTTGTTGACTGCGGCTTGAAAAGCCTCTGGATTTTTCTCCATTTCCGCGAGCAATTGTTTGATTGATCCCAACCCTCTAGCCCGCGATTCGGATGCTGCAACTGTTCTGCGAACACCTTCGAGGGTTGGTTTGGAAGCCGTTGTTTCACCAGCTTGGGCTTCTCCTCTGGTCTCTTCTGTTTCTTCTTTTGTAGTGATCATGTCCGGTTCAAAGTTATCACTGTCTCTTCGTCCGGGTTCTTCCATAGCTTCCTGAGGTAGCATTACTAGATCTGGAATGAATCTAGCAAGATCACGCCTCAGGCTGTGTCCACAATAGAATCGTCTAAACAATTCATTCAATGAGGGTTGTGGTACCCGCAGATTGACTTCGTCGCACGCCTCAATCAAGCGTCTGAGATTCTCCTCTCCGTCTGGGTGGATAGTCAACTCCATGACGGCATTTTCAACTACTTGTCTAAGGATATCCCAGTGGTTAAAGCCTGCTACTGGGTGAGTCCACATAACCATTTCGGTGATCGAGTCCATTTCGAGAGGGGCCAGATAAACGTTGGATTGTTCATGCTGGTGAAATCTCCTCTTTAAGAATTGACAATCTGTCACACTCTTAAACTCGAATGCCGACTCATCTTTAGTAGCTGGCGTGTAAATCATCTTGTGTTCCGCTCCGAAATCTCGCAGTCTTCTTGGATGGAAGGCCTCTTTAAGGTCTTCTGAGACTGCGTAGATGTTGTCATCTCCGTGAAATACGAATCTTACTCGTTCTTGAAATTCGCTTGGAAAGACACCTTGTTGTTTCGCGAAAGAAGCCAAAACCAACAGGTTTGCCATTGAATCAATATCATTTGTTCCAAAGGCTCCTGAGGGTAGGGCTCCATTCCACTGGACAACTTTGCCTCTCTGCAAGTGCCACGAAGTCGCTGTGCACTTGCCAATCCACTGTCGTATCTTGTCGTCTTCCGGTTTCCATGTCTCGTCAAAAGTCCTATACCATCGGTTTGCGATGTGAAAGAATTCCATAACAATGTCCTCGCTCAGAGTTGAGTCAAATGAAGACCAATCGCCATCGAATGCCAAATCACCGTTCTCCTGAAGGTGGTTCACAATTTGCGTCCAATCCATGCTGTGGGGGTCAATTCCTGCTGTAAATCCGTTCGCAATCTTGTTTGCTCTCAAAGAAAGCACAAATGCTCCCAGATAGATCCTTGAGAAGATGGTAAAGTCCATCGGGCTCGCTGAAAAGAGGCGAGTTTTGATGTTCTCTGGATCCTCATAGGACGTCTTCTTGAAGGATCTTCTTTCATCTTTCAACGTGTCAATGAATATCGGTCGCTCTTCCGAATCCTCCAATGCACGTTTCTGCAGGTTTCTAACTGCCTTTTGTAAGTCCTCTCGAATGAATCGATTGACTCCTGAGCCTAACCAATGTTGCTTATTCATTCCTTTTCCCATCAGTACCCAAGGGTACCCTGCTGAGTTGTTCCTGGGAATTGGGAGAAGTTTCGTTCCTCGTTGTCTGTTTCCATAGTCCTCTAAGTTAACTCCTTCAACTGCTTCGTAGATAGTCAAGGTGCGTTGATAAGTTGGGAACTCCTTGAAGGGTCTCATGATGTAATAGTCGATGTAACTGCTAATGGTTGAAAAATCCCATTCTCCTCTTGGGACATTGTACCTGTCAACTGCCATCTGGTATGGCGAAATATCTCCCTTATCCTTGAGTAGCGCTGGTCGCGCCTTTGATTCGAATGTTCCGTATAACTCCGAGTGTCTGAGCTTCGATTTCGTCGACTGGTAGACTGGCTTTGCGTCTTTTATGTACTCTACGTTTGGTTTCCCTCCTTGGGTAACAACCTTCGTGTAAACTGGCTGCTTCTGTGAGTAACTCTCCGAAACTGGAAGAAGTTCCTCCTGACAAACCCATCTTCCGAAACCTTTCCCTGCTGATCCTGCCACGTGAATACCGATAATCTTCCGCTTACAACTCGGGTTTTGTGAAATAACCACTGAACCACAGTTACCATTGACGGTATTTATGTTGTACTCGATTGACGTCTTCAACCGAATCGACTCCTGATCTGTTGGATAGTTTGCTGTGTAACAAAGTCTAGTACCGTGGTGCTTGCCTCTTCCATACCTACGCTCGTCCTGATTGACTAAGATAATGTCATTTGAAAGTGATTGGGGGTCCGACCTTGCCATGAACCTATTCACTATGTTTGGAAACTCTGAAGGGAAATCGACCGACGAAAATTCAACGTGTGCCAAGTCGTTCCCTATGTGGTGTACCTTAAAATCTGACAATTCGCCTGCTGCGGTTGATGTTTGATAGTGGAACCTATCACCGCGTTCTTTTCCTTCAAACACTGCTCTTGCTACGTGGTTTGGTGTGATTCCTACTCTGTTCCTAACAAATAGTACGTGTCCAATGATAATATCTTCCGAATGGGTGTCCTTCCTTTTAATCACCATCATGTTCTTTGCTGCGATTTTCTGCGCTAACTGTTCCGCTTCCACATCGAGCGCTCCTTCTGGTTCCACTTCCATGGGCCAAATCGTAACGTAGATCTTAGCGATAGCGTACATCAGTGCGTCAAAGAGCAGTAATACCCCTATACCTGTCGTTGCTCCTATAAGGGATGCACAGAAAACATCCGTCCAAGAGGATTCTGCTGCCTGTGGTTCTGCTTCCAATCCTAATCGTTGCTTAATTTGAGAGATAAACATCCTTGCGTAGTAAGCTACGTTCTGTCCAATACTCTGACACAAGTCCTTGAATCTTTCCCAAAGATTGCTCAAGAAGGTCTTCATAACCTTAATGGGAGCCATCAGTGATTGTGGATAGAATTCTCCTGATTCCTCAAGTGCTGCATAAAGCTTCGATTCATGATAGTTTGATATCTGCTCTGGATTCATGGTACACTGGAATTCTGGGTGTGTTTCCCACAAGGTATGTAGAACTCTCTGGAGACTCGGTTCAAAAAAATCTCTCGGCAATTCTGCTGGAAAGGTTTCGAAATCAACACTCGCGTAACGCATATCCATCAATTCCCAAAGGCGGCGTGTGGCCACAATTTGATCCGGTGATGGTTCTTCCTCTATGTAAAAGTATCCTAATTCTGTGACTGCCAAAGCTCCATCCACAACGTAACCGTTCTCTCTCATCGTCGTGTGGAGGGCAAAATCCCAGTCCGTGTCCTTGATGACATGCGGTCCTATAGACAATCCTGAGTATAGACCAGCACATTCCACTGGGGGCCTTTTTGTCACAACAAAGTGGTGGTTACCACCTGGGCGGTGAAAGAGTGATTGAGGCGTTGCTTCTGTTGCTTTCACCTTATCGTCGACCACCTGGAAAACTTTCTTCCCTCGGAAAATATCGTCTACTAATGACGAACATTTGGGTTCCCTGCGAACAACGTCATAGTGTTCTCTAGCTACCTCAATGAGTTGGCGTAAACTTATGCCATGGTGCTCCCTAACTAAGGTTCCCTTTGGATCGTTAATCTTTACGTTAAAAACGTAGTGGTTGAAATCGATCCCGTACTCTTCCACGACCTCCATGTCTAGTGGTTGTTTTCTCTTGTTCATGACTTCAACGTCCAAAAAGAATCGCCTCGTAAGCGCTTCTGACTTGATAATCGACTTCACCACAACGTGATGCATGTTGGTACAAAGTATTACCAAACTAGGCTTACAAATTGTGTTTCTCTTCTCATGAGTTGATGCCATGGGCGGTCTGAATAACTGTGTAGATACCAAGTCAATTGTTTCGCCGAAGTCAGGATTAGGGGCACTGGCCGAATCTGCTCTTTGTCCCCAATCGTCATAGACTATGATTGGTTGATTCGAATATCCTTGCCAGTACTCTGCATTTCCCGGTCGGTGGTAGATCAAAGACTCAAAAGGTCGAGAATCGGGCAAAATATATTTCCCTTTCATGATTCCTGCCGCTAGTGTCGAGCTTACCAGTGATTTACCTACTCCAGGCTCTCCATGTAGTCTTACACAAAGGGGGGGGAGGCGCGTAACCGATACTGATGTATACTCTCCAGTAACGACAGCGTACCAAGTTTCCACTAGTTTCTTAACTTTCTCGAATCTTTTGCCTGTGATGTGAGGTAACTTTGAATTTGGGTATTGCTCAACCATAGCCGTCAATCGCGCGAAAAATCCTGTTGCCAATTCTTGATACTTTGTGTTCGATCTAATCTCATTGATCGTTTCTGGCCTATCATATTGTAATACTTCTCTCTCTAAAATCCCGAATTCTGCCGTGACATCGATCATACCTGAAGTCACCAAATCCATTCCGTAAACTGCTTTGTAGACGTGTGGAAAGAAATCATCCCACAGATATTTAACCAATCTCACGCATCCGTAAGTCGCTGCTACCGTTGGAAGCACCAATTTCCCTGAAGTGTACTTGTCAGTCAGAATTTTAACCGCTGGTGTTCCCATCGTTAGGGCTGACATGAGTAATGCAAGTGCAGTTGGTGCCACGGCTGATACGCTCTGTGACGTTGGGGTGTTTGCCATCCTAGAAATAGCGTTCAGCAAAAATGCTGAAGTCGCTTCCACAAAAGTGAGGTTACTTGCTAAGATGCAAAGCGCTACTTCAGCCCAAGTCTTCGCTCGCGATATTTGGAATAAACATGCGGTAAATTGTACCAAATGCGACGCCATTTTTACTGTGTCTGTTGTCGACGTCTCCAGTTTGTGCACGTGATTAACGGTAAACAAACCGTCCAAGATTCCTTGCGGTACAACGCAATGTCTTCCAAAGCGTCTGAGAAATTCGGGCAAAAACGGATCCTTCCTGCTAACCATTATTGAGAAGGACCCCTTATTCCCATATGTCAGTGACATGGTAAAGAGAGCGTTGCGCTTGGTGTATATGCGTACTGGCTTCTCCTGACCAACGTACTGTGCCCAGCGGGCTGACATAATCTCTTGTCGATCGTAATTCCGTTGTTCTGCTCGATTATCAATTCGGTTAAAGGGTCTGGGGGTTGTTGTTTGGTTGTTCTTGGTTGTTTGATTATTGTTCATTGTTACATTGAAATACAAAGGTAATCCGAGTCCATTTAGTGAAAACTCCTACCTAGGGATTATGTCGTTCTCTCGCAAATCTGCAGGGCTCAAACCTACTCCGGACCTCACAAGGTGAGTTTCATGCGTGACGCAGTGTCCTAGGGGACCTAAGTGCTCTGGCGGGTAGCCATCCTACATAGGGTATTCCGTTAAGCTAATTGTGAACGTGTGTGGATTGGTTACCACGCTAGAATCAATAATACTACCGGTGCATCTGTGAAGTTACTTTACACAGAGCCTTATCATTTACCAGATATCAATCCACACCAAAATCTGTTGTAAAAGTCAGGGATAGCGTTAATTGTTCAAGTCTCACATTCTTGTCCTTGCCGTTCCGTCATCTGTCATCTGTTTTGTTCTAAAAATTGAGTAAAGGTAAAAATTTAGGGGGTTGAAACTATTCTACTCCAGGATACATAAATAACCGGGGGCATACTAGTCAAAGAAAAATAGATTGAAGGCTCACCGAACATCAAGAATACCTGTTAATACTCCGAATGCCAAGTGTCCTAGCAAAGTTATGTTCTACACCAGGATACAAAGGTAACCGGGTGCATACCATAAGATCAAATCTCCAAGATAGCAAGCGGAGATAAGAGCTCATTCCATTCTCCGATAGCAATTAACGAAGAGCGTACTGTGCTCTATTGATCGATCGCGGCGCATGGGTTCAAAAATTT